TGCTTGTGTCTATCCCAACTGGCCCCGACCAGCCTGAACCAGCGGTGATCTACCACGACCAGCCAAGATTGGAAACGATCGTCCCGGACTGTGACGGATCGTGGGGCGGCCTTGTGGGGGACATGGCTTTGGAGCATCTTCATCTAGAGCTCATGCCTTGGCAAGTCCATTGTCTTGAGCGGATGCTTGGATTCACCCATGCTCCAGATGGGCAAGATGATCTTGTGCACCGCTCAAGCCTTGTATCTGTTGCGAGACAAAATGGCAAGACCGTCCTGATTCAATGCTTGATCCTATTTTGGATTTTGGAGATGCCGAAGATCCGAGGCACAAAACAAACAATCCTTTCTACAGCTCACACTTTGACGCTTGGAACTTTGCTCTTTGATGAGCTCGCTCCAATACTCGAGCGTCTAGGTGCAACGATCTATAAGTCATATGGTCGGAACTCTGCGACGATGCCGGACGGATCGCGTTGGATGGTACGCGCGGCGAACCCTTCTATCGGTCACGGAATGTCGGTAGATCTGATCTGTGCGGATGAGATCTTTGACATCTCGGAGATCGCTATGGCTGGCCTGATCCCTACCCAGCGCGTCCGCCGCTCTCCACTCTTGGCAATGTTCTCCACTGCCGGCACCGAGTCCAGTGCACTCTTCATCCGACATCGAGAGAACGCGCTCCGACTGATAGACACAAACAATCCATCAAACTTTTACTTTGCGGAATGGTCGCCACCGCCGACAATAGATCCGATGCAAGAATCTTCTTGGTCGTGGGGGAACCCAGCTCTTGGACACACTCTGACGATGGACACTTTGCGCGCGGAATCTAAAGATCCTGACCGCTCAAACTTCCTACGGTCGTCGCTCAATATGTGGATCGCTTCCACCCAGTCTTGGATTCAGACTCATCTCTGGCCCGATCTGGAGTACGAAGGCTCAATCCCTTTGGGCGGCGTGATCTCGGTAGAAGCGTCTATGGATGAGTCCAGATACTTTGCGACTCGATCGGTCGCGCTCGGTGACGGTCGGACTTGTGTGTCGGTCGCCTTTACTGCCGAGACCGCTAAGGAACTCTGGGCGCATGTCGCAGCTTTGGCGGCGGATCCTGCGATCAAGTTCATCTTCTCGCCCACGATTGACGCACACTGTCCGCCAGTCTTTGAGCGTCGGCGCGTCGTAATGGGCTACAAAGAAATACTGCAATACACCCCCATAGTAAGAAACATGATTAGTGAAGGTCGGATAGTTCACACTGGCGAAGCGATGCTTGCCGAGCATGTCTGTCGCGCGGTCATGGTACGAACTCAAGGATCAATCGCAGTGTCTTCACAGAAGTCCGCAGGCCCAATCGAGTTATGCCGGACAATGATCTGGGGAGCAGCTGCCGCAGCGCGTCCAGCGAACTCTCAAAAGCCTTCCATGATCTTGATCGCAAACTAGAGTCATCTTGGCACTCGTCCGCTTTCTTGCCTGTCGTCGGGATACCGCAAGTCACTGGGCGAGTGCCACCATAAAGCGCGCTTCTTGTGGCATTATGTGATATGGCTCTCTTCCAAAAATCCCGCGAAATTACTGCGTCCGTAGAACCTTCAGTCAAAGCGGCTGTCGGTGCATCGTCGTATTCGCCTTTGACCTCTTTTGTCTCTTGGACAAACGGAACGCGGCGAGCCCGCAGCATGACGCTCCCAGTAATCGCGCGCGGTCGCGACTTGATTTGTAACACCATTGCAGGAATGAAACTTGAGATGTACCGCGAAATGTGGAACGGCGAAGAAATGGAAGAAGTCCCAATGGCGCCGCGCTCATGGCTTTCACGAATTGATCAAAGCGTTCCGAACCAATTTATCATTAGCTACACGGTCGATGATTTGATTTTTGAGGGCAGAGCCTTCTGGCTAATTACCGAGAGGCATGCTGACTTTTATCCAAAAAATTTTACAAGGCTCCCAGCCGCAATGTGTCAAACACTCGATCAGCAGGGCGAAATTTTCTTCGGCCCATCAAAGCAAGTTGTCTTCAACGGCGTTCAATTAGATCCGAATGATCTTGTGCAATTCATCTCGCCAATGCAATCACTGAACTCGACTGGGGCGCGCGCGGTAGAGATCGCGCTTCGAATAGAAGACTCAAGGCTCCGAGCATCGCAGACAGTTTTACCACAGGGATATTTGCGGCAGACTGGTGGTGAGCCTTTATCATCGCAAGAGTTAAGCGATCTTGCAGCGCAATTCAATTTGGCGCGCACTAGCGGAAACAGCACTGCCGCTCTCAATGAGTTCTTGGAATATGTGCCGACTACGGCAACACCTGACAAGATGCTGATGATTGAGTCCGCAGATTATTCGGCGCGTGACCTCGGCAGGATTTTAGGCGTACCGTCCTACTTGCTTTCGGTCAGTATTGGCGCGTACTCATACCAATCATCCCAGCAATCGCGAATAGATCTTTGGACTTACGCTTGCAAAGCTCTCGCCGATTGCATCACCGAAACACTCTCATCCGACAATGTGCTTCCGCACGGGACCTATGTTTGTTTTGACACAGAAAAATTCTTAGCCGAGGCTTACATGGACGCCGAGACCGACGATCGAATGAACGAAACAGATATCCCACTAGACGCATTAGTAGAAAACTAGGATCCAATCATGATCAGACTTACTACAGAAACTTTTACGATTGATGCCGCTGAAGGCGAAGCACCGCGCCGCACGATCTCGGGAATTGCGGTCAGATATAACACTCCCGCAAAAGTGAGCGATGGGACGATGGTGGCTTTCGCACCCGGATCTCTTCCAGTAGACGGACGCGCACCGACACTCATGATGTACCACCAATCCGACAAGGTAATCGGCACAGTTACCGAGCGTCTAGAAACCCCTGAAGGAATGCTTTTTGTGGCTCGAGTCTCGGACACTTTGCTCGGCTCGGAGGCGCTCACACTTGCCAGCGATGGCGCGCTGCCGGAAGTCTCGGTAGGCGTGGAACCCCTAAAATTTAAGTACGACAAAGAAGGAACAATGATCGTCACCTCGGCATCGTGGAGCGAGCTTTCACTAGTCGCGCGCGGAGCCTTCGATGCACCGATCCAGCAAGTCGCGGCATCCACACCCGAAGAAGAAGAACCAACTACTATTCAAGAAGAACCTCAACAGGAGACAGAAACCATGAACGAAACAGTCGAAGCCCCAGCAGTCATCGAAGCATCAAAGGCAACTCAAACAATCTTTGCTACTGCGAAGCGTGAGTTCCACATGCCAACAGCCGCCGAATATATTTCGGCCTTCTTCGTTGGCGGAGATCAGTTCCACGCGATGCGTGAAGGAATTCAAGCAGCTGCACCGAATGTCATCACAACAGACATTCCCGGCGTACTCCCACTTCCAATCGTCCAACCTGTCTACAACAACTTCATCGGTCGTCGTCCAGTCATTGACGCAATCGGCGCGAAAGCAATGCCACAAGGCGGCAAAGTTTTTATCCGTCCAGAAGTAACAACACACACTTCAATCGGTAATCAAGCAACCGAAAACACTGCACTCACTCAAGGAACTTTTGTTGTCACCGACAACCAAGTCACAAAAGGTACATACGGTGGATATGTGACTTTGTCCGAACAATCAATGGATTGGAGTACGCCCGAGATCATCGGTCTTGTGCTCGATGACATGGGTCGTATTTATGCAAACGAAACGGACAATGTCGCAGCAGATAACTTGAGAACAGGTGCATCAGTTACATCAAACTTTGCATCGGCATCAGAGACTGATCCTTCGTATTGGCAAGCATGGATTTCGGCAGCTGCAACGACCATTTTGTCGGGATCAAATGGCAACTTGCCTACCCATCTTTTCCTGAGTCCTGATTATTGGGGAACGCTTATGGGCTTGAGCGATTCATCAAAGCGACCTTTGTTCCCAGCAGTGGGCCCAATGAACGCTTACGGCAATCTCATGCCGGGACAACCAAACGGAATTGCATTCGGCTTGCAAGTAGTTGTAGATCGCAACTTTGCAGCGAACACAATTATCGTTGGCGATGCTTCTGGCTACGAAATCTTTGAGCAGCAGAAAGGCGCAATCAGTGTTGATGTGCCTTCGACACTGTCTCGCACAATCGCTTTCCGCGGCTATCTTGCAACATTGATGATTGACGCAAGCAAGTTCGTCAGAGCAGTTCGCGTCTAAGACCTGAAAGGTAGGCCGAGATTATGGCCTCTTACACGGTCACACATAAGCAGCTCACCGACAACTACGCGGTCTTACAACTTCTTACAGAAGCCGAGATTGAAGTTGGTGCAAGTGTTGTCATCACAAATGTTGATGCGACTTTTAACGGAACTTACATTGTCTACGCTCTGCCGCAATATGCGTTTATGGGCGTGGACGATGAAGGAGATCTTCTCTTTGATCCTTTGGTCACCATTCCGAATCAGGTGCTTTACGCAAAGACCGCTTCTGATGTCGCTCGCACTGCCGCTTCTGGCACGCTGACAATTACTCAAACTTGCACTTGGGTCACTTCAGCGATGCTCGAAGACTGGCTTGGTATCGGTACAGCGACCGCAGCTGACGCCGCCTTCCTAACTATCTGCGCTTCGGCATGCTCGCAATTCGCGTGGCGTCGCAGAATGGAAGCAGGCTATATCGATTCTTTGACAACAGTTCCTTCGCAAGATGTCCTACTTGGGACGCAGATGTA